TAACTTTCAGTTTGAATGTAGAATAGAAGTGAGTATAGCTAACTTCCATTTGTTCACGAATACCAGCACCCTGTTTAATTACATTACCAGACTGACCAACATTCTTATAATTTCCCCATTCGTCACGGTTGCTACGAGCAAACATCAACAGACGGTTTTTATCAGCAGAGAATTCAGCTTCTAATTGATAATCCACATAGTGCATCCACATTGGGAATAACTTAGGAGCTCCACCTTCTTTTGGTGATACTGGAATTGGAGTAACCAATTTACGTTTAAGCATTGAGCCATAGACTTTATGCTGAATACGCAATTTAGAGAATTCATTACGCATAGCCAACGGACTAGCAAAATGCAAGTCACCAACCTTACGTGAACCTTCAGATTCTACTGGAGAGAATTCTTTTGAGAAACGCTTGCCAGAAACTAATTCTTCACCAGGCATTCCATTAGGATTAACTCCCATCAATTCGACTGTATATCAATTTTGTTATCGCAAGGACTCTTTATTCCCTGCTTCTTACACTTTACCATTGTGTAAGTTCGGAGTACATTTTAGTCTTCAACTTTACTTGCTAAGACCCGGACACTCGTGGGAAAATTATATTCTATGTAGATAACCCTTTACACCCCGCCTAATATTAACACCACTTTCTTTAAGAAATTTAGATATAGATCCTTTTCTTATTTGGTATTTTTTAACTAAATCCAATATTGACCATCCATCGTCATATAATGATATCAACTCAACTGAATCGACATCATTAACGGTTTTTGGTTTTCTTGGATTGTAGGGGTTTAATTTTAAACTAGGGTCATTTAACTGTTTTAATAATTTATAAACAGATCCACTAGATATTTTAAACTTATCAGTAACATCTGATACAACTGGATATGTTTTAATAAATTCAATAAATTCATTTAAATCAAATCTGTTCTTCAATAATGTTACATCAACAATATCTACATTGTTTCTGCTTAGGATATTATAAACAGTGGTTCTATCTATTTCATATAACGAAGCTAAACCCTTCATTGTGTATCCATCTTTGTATTTAGTACACACATCTAATTCTTCTTCGTTACTTAATTTACATCTATGCAAATTTGAATGACCACCAAGAGTGCAATTATATCCAATATTATAAGAGTCATAATATGAGATCCAATACTGTTCTCTTTCGTTTAGTAATTCAATGTCACAATCTTCAATTGATTCAATCTTAAAGTTTTCCTTACCATATTTAAATATGGCTTGTTTTATTGGCATAACAAAATGCAATTTATCTGAATATTTTGCACAATGTTTATAAAACCTTTCTTCAAGAGATTGAACTGTTTGACCGATGTAAATCTTTCCATTCACCAAATTTGTGATTTTGTAGATTTTACCATTCATAGTTTCATTTCCTACTCTCTACACTACTATTAGATATTATTCTAATAGTTAGCTCGGTATTACCTTTGTTTACTAACTTCATTTTAGGATTTTCTGTATTTAATTATTCCTACAAAGATAGTAAAATTTTATGGAAGGTTTCACCGAATTTGCCCGATTTTACTAGAACATTTCTGCTCTAGGCGGCATATAATATGTCTACCGCATTTGTTCCTTCGAACGATGGTTCGCTAAGAACTCTAAGTGGATATACTTCGTTTTTTTCTCCGACCAGGACATCGCCGTTACTAAACCAGTCCTCTCCGAAAACCAACTTAAAACTAGAACCACCGGCTCCAATGTTATAAGTACTTGAGGTCACTGTAGATGCACCAACTCGTGCCTCCACCAATTGAATGTTACGAGAAGAAGCTCCAATGAGTTCCCATGTAAATTCATCGTCAGAATCCAACACTAATGTTGGGAATTGAGCCAATGTATCTTCAAGAGATTTACCACGGTTGTAAGCTAACAACTGTACCATATTACCACCGATCTTCTGTGGTTGACGCTGAAAGATTGATCCAAGGTGATTCTCCGCAGAGATCAAACCCTTGAAGTATTTCGCGTCGTACATCTGAAATTTTTGTAGTTTCATATATTAATAAAAATTTATTTTAATTAGTCGAAGTTGAATTTATCAAAATCAAATTGCATTCCATCCTCTTCGGTTCTGCCACCGCCATCTTCTTTAAACTTGATGGATTCAGCTAGATTCTTCCAAGCATCTTTTTTAGCTTTTTTATTCTCAAGGACGCCCATGTTTGTTAGATCTTTTGTAGCCTTTAAAATATAAGCCAGTTTAAATCTACCGTCAATTGGATTGTCATATAAGAATTTTGAAATTATATCTAGGGGTCGATTGTCTTCAGTATATGCTACTGGTTGCGTTAACCCTTTGATAACATCATTCTTTAAAGCTTGAGGGATTGCAAGTCCAGGAATAATCTCCTTAGTGTCCTTTACAATCTTATTTAACTTATCAATTGATTCTTTCTCAGCCTTCTGTTGAGCTTGCTTTTGTGCTGCTCGTTGAGTTTTCTGTTGCTCGAATGTTTGCTTCTCAATTGTTTTTAATTCAGTTAAAGCATCCTTTGCTTCATCGACATCCTCTCCAGATTCAAATATTTTATCAATTAGCTTCTTTGCTTTCGACTCAGAAAACCCTTTTGATAAATAATTGTTTGTAATAATTGTTCTGCGTAAATCAGATCCATCATCAGACTCTTCTTCAATAGCTTCATCGGTAATTGAATTATAAGCCTCTATATTTTGCTGATGTGCAGCGATTTCTTCGTGTGGAATTCCATCCCTGAGAGCCTCTAGATATTCTTTTTGTGAATCATTGAGATCAGAAAACTCTCTCTGTTTAATACCATCCTCTAACACCTTGAAGAAATCATCTTGTGATTTAATATCTTCGTCTTTAATATCTTCTAAAATACCCCCCTCTTTCAGAGCTTGCACTAAGGAAGAGAAAAATTTAGGACTGAGAGTAGAAGAATTTTGACTTGTATCATCGGTGGCATCTGGGCCCTTTCCAGAGGGGAGTAATACCTCTAGTTCGTCATCATCCTCTTTGTCGTCTACATCTTCAGATTCCGTATCATCTACATCCTCTAATTGGTCATTTTTAGCCGTTTTAACAGCCTTAGTCTTACTTGGTGGAGTTCTGCCTTCATCTAAAGGTTTAATGTCACCATCGAGAAGATTATCATCAAACTCTAAGAAGTCTTCAGAAAAATCATCATTGTTAAAAATCTCCATTCCCTTCATAATTCCTCTACAAAATTAATACATTATCATTATAAAAAAATATGCCACATACATTTTGGAGATGAGTCCAAGGGGAGTACATGGCTATTTTGTAATTTAGTTAGATTCCTTAGTTTTAGAATCACTCTCGTCAACCATATTTACTTGAGTATTTAATACCTTAAGTAACATGTCATACTCTTCAAAGACATCTTTATTCGCTTCGTATAGCTTTTGAAGTCTATTGATTACAACATTACGCTCAATGGCGCACAATTCCACAGTCTCTACTTTTTTCTCTTCTTTAGGTACAATTTTCATATTATTTATTTATTGATTTTAATTTTTCACTTAATCTCTCTGCTCTCTTGCCTACATCTTTATGCCATTTGCTTTTAAGCATCTCAATAGAGGCTTCATCATACTTTCCATCTTTAATTAGTCTCAGTGTATTCTTAAATGTCAGGAACGTTCCTAACCCAAGATTAAAACACATATTAATTAACACATCTTGAACGATATCTGGAGCAGACTCAAACCATAATAGACTCGACTTTAGTTGTGACACAACAGAGTCTATATCATTATTTAATAAATATATAGCCTGATCTTTAGTTATTCCAGTTTGCTTTAGCTTCTCTATAATAAAAGTTGGAATGTCGTCATATATCTTTAGCTTGTCTAACTCTTCATTGGAGAACCAATTTGTAATTAGATTACGACCAACTCCAATTGTTAAATATCCAGCGCTACATTTATATGGGAATAATTTCAATCCCTCATCTTCAATCAATTGATCGACTAATTCCTTTCTATTCATAATTAATGATCTATCTTAAAAATGGTATTTTCTTTTTTATAATAAGCCAACCAAAGATTATAGTTCCCAACAGAACAGCTCCCCACTTTAATGAGTTTGGCAATTGCTTCTTTGCAACAATAACCGATTGGATCTCTTTTTTAGCTACAGCCTTAGCTGTCCTATTTTCGCTCTTGGCAACAGTGTTGTTTGACCTATTTATATTAACATCCTTTTTTGCGTTGATAGAAGCCTGTTTTGTGTCATTTCTAGCCTCTACAATCAACGATCTTTTGATGGATGATATAAGCCTACGCTCTGTGCGTCCATTGTCTTTAATAAGCTTATTTACAACTCTAGGCGTAGCAATCAACTCCATCTTTGTTGAGTCTCTTAAATTGGTATAAACAATAACGGCTTGTTTTGTTTTACAACTAAAGAAAATAAGCATTAAAAGCAATGGAATATATTTCATAATAAATTATTCGTTTGTTTTTTCCTTGCTGAATTTAGCGTCGAAAACCTTTCCAACAACTTCTGTCGTTATGGCTCCGATACAGAATAGCAAAAATACTAATGTTCCCCAGAACACCTCTCTGTTTATTTGGTCGCTATTTAAGGTTCCATTAACTGAAGCTTGTATCTGAAGATACATGAAGAATAGACCAACATATAGTCCAGCTGCTTTTCTACTCGCATTTCCATCTTTATCTTGAAAGAACCCAGCAAACCATTTTATAAATTTTACAATCATACACTATCTGATTTATTGTAAATTAAATAAGCCGCATATAACGACACAATAAGAGTAGAGACCTTTAGATTAGCTCCCAAGAGTTCAATTATAGAAAGAACACCACAACCAATCAAACAAAACAAATCAGTTTTATTTTTAGCTGCTAGCTTTACTGTTGACAAAAAAGAAGTTGCTTTTTGTTTAATTTTAATAATTAACTGTTTCATATTATATTAAGATTTAAAGTACAAAGGTACTATATTTATTTTAATTGTCAAATCAGACAGTTTCATTATGGACAAGGTGTTATTGATTGTATTATTCCATTAGTAAATTGTACTAGATCACTAGCATGTTGGCTATCCACGTATAAAATTAAATATCCACTTAATGTACTTTGACAATAATAATTACCCGAATGTACAAGTAATTTGCCTCCAATAGTGTATGAATTGAGATATTCAATGCTAGTAGTGGCCGATGATTCATATGGAGGTGTACATAAAACATTGTGCATTGATGTTGCAGATGATAAATCAGTTCCAGAATAAAAAGTTCCGTATTGATCTGTTAATGATAAAATCCTCGTTCTTAATACTGTTGGGCTATAGTCACACCCACCTGTTGTAGTAAAACTCATATCAGTACCATAAGCTGTCGAAACGCAGTTAGTAGAGAATGCCCTGAAATGATAAGTTGTTCCGGCAGTCAATCCTTCAACCGTTTCATTAAAGTATGAACTATTGATTGTAGAGTACTTAACATTATCAGCTAATGTTGGATTTGCACTTAATCCATAAACAAAACCTTTCTGAGTAATTGTAGCGTTCCCATCAAAAGTTGTAGTACCATATAGTCCAGCAGTTGTGTTTGTTACATTATTATATAGGTCTGTTGTTGTAGTTGGTGCTGTATAATTAGATGTTGTGAAATTCTGTTCGTATGTTGATACCCTACATGATCCTGCATAAGTATCTACATAATATATGTAATAGGTATTTGCTGTTAATGATGTAAGATGAATAGTAGTACTTCCACCTGCTCCTACTGAAACATTGTTTTCATTCGTAGACGAACTTCCATATCTAATTCTCCTGTCGGTAATTGTATTGCCATTTTCTGTTATCACAACTGCTATGTCTCTTGCATTGTTATTACAGACATCTACATCAGTAGCAGAAAGAGATTGCTGATTTATTGTCGATATTGATATGTCAGCACTATATCCTGTTCCAGCAGCATTGACAGCATACGCCCTAAAATAATATAAACTAAGTGAAGTTAACGCTGAAGTTGATGAAGTGTAATTACCAACTGTTCCTGAAACAACAATTTTATTATTTGCTGTTGTTGGATTACCGGTAGTGTTGTAACAAAATCCACGTTCTGTTATTGCTGATCCACCATCTGAAGTTACAGTACCATTTAATGAAGCAGAGCAAAATGGATCACCTGATGTAACACTATTTAAAACAACTAGCGGAGTATTAATGGCTGAACCTGAAGGATAACTATTGAACCATTGCAACTGAGAACAGCCAATGAAAGGCATTGCCATTAAAATAAATATAAATATCTTTTTCATATTACCATGTTATTCGTGTATAATCTAATGCAACGTGTATCTGTAGCGTAGTACCGTTATAGTACCAACCAAAAGAATCGTGTTTTGATCCACCTGAACAAAGTATTCCGCTTGTATCAACTGTTACGTTAGTTCCTTTAACATCACAGGTTCTGCCAACAAATTTGATATAATAAGCGGTGATTGGATTAGTAATGAATATAGTTCCCGAATTACCTGCAACCAGATTGCTTAATGTTATCGAAGTATTTCCCGAAGTCGTTAGTGTTGCATTTACTCCGGAAGCTAGGTTCCATGTTACAGTTGTACCAGACAGTGCTTGTACTGATGTATTTATGCTAGGAACAGCAGATATAACATTGTTAATTAGTGTTATTGTAGTACCATCTACTGCCACATTCTTTACTGCTCCATTATTGTCTACGCCAACTAACTTATTCCCTGTACCTGCAAGATCAAGTAATGTAACCCTTGCGGATATTGTCCTAAGGCTTCTATATCCACCTTCCTGTGCCAATCCAATAATAGGAATCAACAACAATAAAAATATTAGTTTTTTCATATTAGTCTCCATTTTTAATGTACATTAAATATAAATCATAGGCAACTGAGATAAAATAATCAACATTAGGCGAAATACTACGTTGATAATCGGCAGTAGCCTTCCAATTATTCCCGAAGTACTTAGGACGGTTATATAGTCTATCCCAATCAAACTCTGAATTATCACACTTGAACCCATGATTTGTAAGATAAGTTATTGCCTTAGTTCGTCTAGTTACTGCGTCTGCTATCGCTTGATTTTCTGCAATTATTCGATTAGCTTCAATTTCTTTAACGGCAGCTATTTTCAAAGCGTAATGACTGGCTATGTGAGCGTTTTTTTGTGTTGTTGTCATTCCCATGAAATTGGTAGTCAACCACGCATCCTCAAAGGTTTTTAAGGCCGTTTGAGCTGTTGTCGTTTGTGCTTGCGATATTAATCCGCAAAACACAAATAAGATTGAAAATAATAGTGTTTTCATGCTCCGTATGTTTTTTGTGTAAAAATGTCAGTTTGAATAAAATATTGTATATTAGGCAGTATTCTGCACTTATCTCGTTTGGCAAGAAATCCTTTAACTCGTAAATATTCATTTTTTACTTGCGCTGGTGTCCATACAGCATTAGATATTATTGCTTCGTCAATAGAACCGTTAATTGGATAATAATATTGAAGAGACGCATTCAACCACGCACCTATTGTTATATAATTAGGAGTTGCCCCAGTTCCATATCCTGACGTTGCTAAACTTCCGCTTAATACTGAATTTACATAAGCATTTATACTAACTCCATCATACGTATAAACAGCGTAATACCATGTATTTAAACTTAATTGACCTGATATTGGTAATTTTACATCTGCAACTGCATTCTTATCCCTACAAAAACAAAGAGTATAAATGCCAGCATTATTCTGATACTGAATGTAATTTGCTGTATGATTTGTATTTTCAGCCTGTCTAACTATTGTTTGGTATGCCCCAATCGAAGGCTGAGATGCTATTTTAAACCATACAGAAATTGTTATGTTCCCGCCAAAAATTCCTAAATTATTCGCTATTTTTATAATACTTGTACTTCCATTAAATCCAGCTCCTTGATTTAACTTTCCATTTGCCTGAGAATAAGTAATATTGGTATCATTTCCGTTGTTGTTATTCCCAGAAGCATCCGTAGAATTGCCATTAAGTCTCCAATAACCTTTAGCTCCATTTGTTGATTGCCCGAATCCTTGAAATGAGCAAAACAAAATCAATATCAATAGTAGTTTTTTCATAATCAAAATGCTGTGAAAATGGTTTGTGGAACGATGTATAATTTTGCTTGAAAATCAGCAGCCTTATTTGTTGCACCTGCCGAACTCATTATTCTTAGACTAACTACTTCGGCAGCAGTAATGGTATTCGTCGTTGGTCGCTGACTTCTCAGAACGGTATTAGTAGCTAAGTCAGGAGCTGAACTAAACAAAGCCGTTGTATTTTTATAGATGTTTACTATTAACGCAGCACCAGAACCAGATGCAGCGGTTAATACAGAAAAATCAACAGGCAATAAATAGCTATTTGTTTGAATATCTGCATAGAACATTCCCTGACTAAATGAAGCATCTGCAATACATTCCCCCGGAATAGTTACTAATTTCATGTAATCTGTAGCCTTCCGATTGTAGGCTATTTTAAAGTCCTTATCCCCACTCGCTAAGTCAGTATTGGTAATTACATTGGCCGTTATCGTTCCGCTTGCATTAGTAGCTGTTTTAATATATCCTATTCGGCGAGTTGTTCCGGCAGCATCAGTACAGGTGAATAAACTCATTTCAAGTAAGCCTACATCTTTATCTGTTCCGGTGAAAGTAAATGTTGTGGCACTTGCGTAAGTTCCTGTTTTAGCAGTCCATATTTCCCCAGTTGCCGTTGATGTCCCTCCGGTTGCCCCAATCGCTGTTTTAAAATCGTCAGCACTAAGTGCAGTTATGGTATTGTCTGCATTAAATCTAGGGAAAGTTATCGCCGATGGGTTTGTTAGTGTAAACATTGACTGACCGATAGCTGTTCCGCCAAGCGAAGTTCGTCCAGTTGCTGCTACCAATCCAGTTGATCCTCCATTCCATTTTAATCTATCAATATATGCAGTATTCCAGTTTACAGAACTATCGTTTAATTGTGTTGGAGTGACAAACAGGATAGTACTGTCTGATTTTAAAACTACATTAGCCGGAGTCTCTGAATTAATAGTCCTAGATGCCCTGTATTCCACAACCCCTGCCAATGTATCTAACTTTAATGAAAATCCCGTTGTTGTTTTTATAAAATCATATACAGCATTTCTAATTAAAACACTTTTACCGTCAATGGTTTCTGTGTAGTGTGCGAATATATCAAGATAGTAATTCGTGTCTGAATAGGCAACAGGCCAACTAAATGATATTGGATTTGCCGTTGCAGATATTGATCCGCTATAGCCATTAATAAGAAGGTCGGCATTAACAGATATGTTAGCAGTCTTATTGCCACCTGCATCTACAACTGTTAAATCATTTGTTGACGTGTTAAATGTTAGAGAGCTATTTAGTTCATTAGTTGTGCTAGGGTCTTTTGTGTCAGCGTAAGTCTTCAATAAATTAACAGTCGGGTATTTTGTTGTTGAAGTATCAACTGTCGAGTTTTCTTTATTAGATAAATTTTCTTTCAATGCAAGTGCATCAAATATAGCATTTTGGCTAGATGTTGTTGTAGTCACAGCATCGTTAATTGCATCAACAACAACAGAGCCTCCATTTATTTGATATTGTTGTCCTGATGGAATATTAACCGTTCCTGCTACGGTGGCGGTTATAGCTTTAAATTCCATTCCGGTTTCACCACTATTAACGCCAAATATTTTATTTGCGTGACTAGCATAAGAATCTGGCGTATCACTAAGCCCAAGAATTGTTGAGGCTCCAGAACCTCCACCACCAGTACCAATAACAGTCGATCTTCTGTAGTCCATATAGTAGTTTGCTCCAGATGGCTTAGATGGTATAGCTATATATCTTGCATTAACCGTATTTCCAAGCCCTGTCTTGGTATGTAGAATCAAGCTGCCTATATGCTTAACTTCCGCAAAAGGAAGATTGCTATTATAGATGTTTAGGATTTCATTATTTACTGCTGCCTCAGCATCACTAGCTGAACTGTATTGAGCAACTCCAGACATAGCAATTATCTTATTAGGATCACCTATATCATTAGTAGCGAAAACATGAACCAATCTATAATAGTTATTTGTCATTGAGACTATAGACCAAGCTCCTCCAGAATTAAGATTATACATCGCAAGTCCTGTGGTGCCGTCATTTAAGAAAGCATATCCAGACCGAGTAACCCTGCGCCAATTGCCAAGACCAGATCCAAGTCTGTAATATATTGGTATTCCTGCTGTACTTAAAACAGTTGGAATAGATGTCACTATATCCTCATCAACGATAGCGCCAGAATCACTACCAAATTGTGCGTCTGCGTTAACTGAACCTATTCCTAGAGTAATATTAGTAAGTGCTAATCCATTCCCATATTGAGTTCCAAATGAAAGGTGAGCATAGGCATGCACCCATGATGGCCAGTGAAAGGTATGTCTCTCATTAGAAACGTAAATAGAAATTTTATTTATTGCATCCCAATAAATAACAGAAGTTATTACTTTGTTTCTAATGGCATCAACAATCTGACTACTAGATGGATTTACCATTTCTAATAATACCCCTAGGTCGTAATAAATGATATGGAGTCCTTCAACATCACTAATCGTTGTGGTCTGCGCTCCTGTTTTAATATATTTAAGTCCAGCCTGATAGAAATAAAACGTCGAAGCTACTGGCGAAACAGTGAAAACTCTTGTTGCATCAACAAAAGAGATGTTTGTTTGTTCTCCCTGCAAATAAGAAGCCCATCCGTAAGCATTATTTGTTTCAGATGTGTACTCCACTGATTGAGGATAAACGAGCAATCTGCCAGACACCGTACATACAATAGACTTACCAATAACCACTGGAAATAAACCGCCCATAGGCCTTACGTGAGTAAGAACCTTATCTCCAAGATAAACATTTCCTCCGGCAGTACACCCACTTAAATTAATCTCATTTACAAATCCAAACCTAGTAACTCTACCCGAAGTTCCATTAGGGATGTCTTGTGTAGCAACTCCAATAAGCCTAGACTCGTCGTATGTGATATTAGAAGCTAGTTGTATTGTTGGGCTAGATCCACTTGCCCCATTTATATAAACAGGCTGTCCATTGATAATGTCAACACCACTGTTATTAATACAAAGAGGAACCCAAAGCTCCTCTCCATTGTTTAGATGCAGATCATCTGCTATATGTGTCTCTACTGACTGCGTGGTTTCTTCCCACGCTACCGTCCCCTTAATCTCAGATCCATCATGGACGTAGTTAGTATCTAGCACTAATCGCTTAAATGGGAACTCATAGTCTATCCCATGCCTCCATAGTATTTCGTTGTCAGAACCATTCATTTTCCATCTTGCTGATTCGTCTAGCGGAGAATAGTCTACGCTTCCGACATATTTAGAATCTCCATTATATACTGAACGATAGCATCTTGCTATCTGACCAGTTTGTGGAGCTTGCATTGTGTGGTAGATATCAAGAACAGTAATAGTAGTAGAAGTAGAGTCAATCACTTCATATCTATGACCAACGAAGTCAACAACATACCCACCAACTATTCTTTGAATAGCTCCTTGATCATTATAGTCAAATGGAATTGCATCAGTAGTATATGTAGAGTCAGTTAACTGAATAACATTTTCTGGATAAAATTTCCAATCAACTATTCTATAATACTCATCTTGGGAGTATCCAAATAAGCCAAATAGACAAAATATAATTAAAAGTAGTTTCTTCATATTACTTAAAAATCATGTAAATTTTTATTTGCTTTGGTATTGTGGCCAAAGACTGTATCAATAACGAGTTAGCATCAGGTGTCTTCCATCCATTATATGCTGCCGTGTTAAATAATGCCTGCTCTTCTGTTCCGGTAACTGCACAAATTGATACGTGAGCGACTCTCCTATCAAGACCGTGTGCTATCAATATATCAACTGGGCTAACTCCGGCAGATAAAACCCATCCAGTTGGATAGTCAACGCCCTCTGTGGCAGCAGCTATACGCCCAGCGACAGTAGATGCATATGGTAATGATACTACAATTACTGGCTCGTTTGCTGAAGTGTAATACTTTTTAGTTGCGCTCTCAGGTAGGTCATCAGTCGTGAACGCTCCAAGATTTATTGTTGGAGTAAATAGATTTAAAGTATCATCGTACACCCATGAGATTCCGGTATTTGCTTGAATAAATGCAGCGACTGTATCCATTACATTCTGGGCGTCAGCAGCAGAATATGTGTCCCACTCTGATATTTGAGCAGCAGTAGGAATAACACCGTCTCCAGCGTCAGATATTGCAGCTAATATCGATAAGTTTAAATGGGTATGTCTAGCCAGAGAATTTGCATCTACCTCTGCTTTATAGGCCGACGTGAAATACTTAACAGAATCACCCTCTAAAATGTCATCTAGGGTATCATTAAGCTTATCTAGAGCATTATCTATCTGATCAGCGCTATAATCCCCACTAACAGCTAAAACATCTCCAGATCGCCCAAAAACACTCAATACGGCTCCTGTTACAGAATCGCTCCAAGCAAGGGCTCCAAGTGCTAGTGTTTTTGTGGCTCCGCTATTCATTGTGAATACAGCAGAGTTTCCAACTTTAGTGATTGATGATAAATATTCCTCTAATCTCCATGCTGGATTTTTTGATGCATCCAACTTCCATATATAATTAGCAGCAGACGAATCATCTCCTTTTGCAATATATCCATCGGAAGTCTTGGAATTAGCATTTAGTCCATTAACTAGAACATATTTTACTTTTTTAAGATTATCATCATAAGCCATTAGCTTATCATGCTCCCTAATATCTGGATTACGATTTTCTCCTTCTATGTGTGATGTTTGCCGTATTGTCCTAAATTCCATATTAAGCGTTTAATAGATAAACTATTCTTACTTTATCTCCAGCCTTTAATTCGTAGTATGTATGCCAGTACATTACAGTTCCAACAAAATGAACTCCCTCTTCTTCTGGCTCAACCATTGGTATTGGATCTCCATCCGTGCTAGTTGTTATAACGAGACTATTTTCATCAATATCACTAATATTGAATGGAACTGTTATTGCAGTTGTATTATCCATAACAATATCAATAACTGCAACCATTGGCTCTCTATTGAACCCTTGATATGTTACTATTACCGGTGGAGTTGAAGGGCTGGATATATCTTTTATATTACCGTAAATATCTAATTCAGCATACACAATGTCGCTAATGTCAGATGTTACAAACTCTCTGATGGCAAGTTTAAAATTACCATAGAAATCTTCATCAATTTCAGTATCTCCAATATACATCAATCCATCAACTATTCTTATTGATTTAAGTCCTTTTGATAAAAAATATAACAGACATAAATCTTTATACCAAGATAAATACTTGTTGCTACCTATAGTTAAATAAGTAGCATATTTATCGAAGTAATATAGATATATTCTTTTTGCTAAGTCTATTTCGGTATTTAATTGCTCCTGTGTAGTCATCTTAAATATTTAGCAACATTTTCTGCAAAGATATTAATCTTTTTTGAAATTTAATACCTCTTGAATTTACATTAGTTGTATCTAAGTTGCCAAGGCCTTCTAGAAAAAATACTGATGTTGCATATTTTTCTGCATCATATTTAATTTCCTCTGGAACATGAAGACCATTAATTTGATTAAATACAGCATATGTTATACTCGCGTATATTCCAAATCCGCTGTAATTACTTACATAGGCACTAGAATTACCAGTTAACACGGCAGACCACCAATAGTCTTCTAAATATAAAACCCCAGCCGCATCAATAAATGCAATTTCAACAGTACCATCTGTTACGAACGATTCCAACTCTGATGCGGATAGTGTATGTTGATAAGTTGGTGTAACTAGCGAAGTGCTATATAAATTCAATACCAAGCTAGATAAAGTACTCCTTGGAACTCCAAGTGAAGTCCAATCGGTAAGATCTTCAATTATTACTCCATCCTGAGCCACGTTAGAAGTGGCATAAACGATTATATTACTCATAGTTATATTTTATTTAGATCCTCTAGTTACATCACCATTAAATTGTTTAAGCGCACTCGAATATTTAATTTCCATTTTTTGCTCATCATAATATTGACTTGGAGCATAATACATTTTAGTTATATCAAACACGTCATTTTGAAGCCAGATTACACTAGTTTTAAGTGAATAATTTTCAAGTTTTGTGTCAACCTCAACCTTAGAGGCCTTCTCTGCTTCAAGTGTTGCTATCCTTGATCTAGTATCTACAAAAGACAACAAGAACGTAAGAAATACTCCAGCCCCAACATAAATCAATACATTTACAACCTTTCTTAATTTAGTAAAAATAAGATTACTGTCTGTCTTAAGTTTTGTTAAAACAAGATTACTCTCGTTTATCAGAGCGTGCAGCTGCTCTTCTGCCGTTTTAATAGAATCTTCACTCATAGATTTAATCTAAAGATTAATGTTTATTTTATTTTAAAGGCCATATGGTACTCCACCAACTCCCCACATCTTACCACTTCCGGCAGATATTCCTTTTGTCCTTACAGGCATAGCCGGAGACACATAAAATAGCACTTTGCTTGAATATGGCTGTAATTCAATAATCCCATTGTATTCTACGCCCAATAGGTCTTTATACTTTGCTGGTATAGCAATATTCTGAACCGTAGTGTTGGTATTATAAGCTAAGTATAAATCATTTGCGGATGTAATTGAATAAGGGGATAAACTGGAATTAATATCAAATCCTGAATTAGATTGCCAATAAGCTAATGTGTAAGAATTATATGCAATGTTTTGGGTATAAATTGCAATAGGATTTGTTATGCTTTCAAATTGAACATAGTAGTTGTTGTCTACTGTTCCGCTAGAATTAATGACAGTACCCTGCGATGCTCTATAGAATGAGTTTCTAGTGCTAGAGGTTAACCCTGCAACGAAGATATTATTCTGGATAATGTTGTTCGTGGCAGTATTGTCATTGTCCTTAAAAAGTACCTGATCGGCTTTGCTGTTATATACTGTGTTTCCGGAAATATTACAATAATGTGTATTGTGTAAAAATATCCCATTTTCATAACTATTTGCAATAGTATTCCCTATTACTTCAACATCATTCGCATTTTCATCTAAATATATGCCTGTGACTGAGGATGCAGTCGTACTTGTACCATAGGGAGCACCAATACCACTAATCACAATGTTTCCTGTTACTATTTGATCGGTCTTTATGGGTGTTTGAGTTCCAGCGTAGGTGTAAATGCCTCCACCATCATCAAGAACACTACAATAAGAATCAATGAAATTATTTTTTACTAAAATAATATTACCATAAAATTCAATGCCGATATATCCTATATTAATAATACTATTATATTCTATGGTGCTATTGTCCGATGAAACACAAGAAATACCATGTCTTGTTCCGTTCCCATCAGCACCCATACCAATAAGTAACCCTATGTTTTGAACTACATTATTTCTGATAGTTACATAAGTAGAATTTGGTGTACTTATGCCGGTATCATTGGAATTTGAAATTGTATTGTTTGCAATGCTTAAAGTGTTACATCTAAATAGGATTGCATTTTTACCAACAAGTGACAGATTGCAATTCTGAATAATACAATTACTTCTCCCGCCAGTTAAACTGTAAACAGCATTTAAATTTGCACCCAAAAGATCAATCCCATCAATAGTAATATAATTACCATTTACTGTAATCAAATTATCAACAGATGCAATTTTGATATTAGTCGGTGAACTTGTACTATATATCCTTATCTTTTTTGTCGATGGATTATAATACCATTCATTTTGCTGATCAAGTGTTCTAGCATCATTTTGTATAAATAAACCAAATCCATTTTGAGGTTCATAGCCGTCCATCCCTACATAATTCAATGTGCCTAATGATTGAGAAGTAATTACATCTCTATTAATAGTCCAATGTGAAGTTCGGACAACAACTTCAGCACCTGTCCAATTCGGAGTTCCAGTTAATCCGCTTGTAGTAATAGAAGTATGTCCTACATGAGATTGAAAAGTTAAATATCCACCATTTGCGGCATCGGCATTTGGATAACGCCCCATTGCTGTATTGATACCATTTACAGTAACCATATTGCAGGTTGAAAGGGTTGAGACTGAATTGGTGCTTTCCCAAATATTTGAACCTAGATTAGTCCATGCGGTAACAGATGTTAATCCTGTAATAATTGGATTTGCTCCTGTGCCGTAAGATGTAACAGTAATTGGATTACCAGCAGCACCAGATTGGCTCAATGTTATCGAACCGTAAAAGGATTGACCTTTAGCTAACTGAACCTGATCCCCTGCAACCAACGAACTCCAATTGAACAAATCAAAAGCCGATTGATTAGCGATTTGATAAGTTGTTGCACTTATTGAAATGCTACAAAATAGTAAGAGTATAAATATTAATCTTTTCATAACTATGGGATTACTGCCGCCGTTGTTGTTTTAACATACGGTGCTGGTGTTGTAGATAATTGCATTCTGCCGATATATACGGTTCCTGCAACGCCTCCACCTCCAGTTGCGTCTATTGAAAAGGCAGTGAGATACGATCCTGCCGGAAGTGTTATCGCAAATGTCATTCGCCTAACTTCGGTGCTTGATGTTAATGAATAGTAACTGGTTGGCACAACAAAATTTCCCGACGGACTTGAGATATATACACTATAAAACAGATCAGTAGCAGTACCTCTTTTTACGTCAAAACTATAATAATAAGTAGTTGACGCTGTTAATGGCATAATTCTATAAATCGCAGTTGTAGCCGTTAATGTAACAAGATTCATCGTATTGTTACCAGCTAAATCTAAGGCTTGATTGACCAATATAGTTGGGGAACCTTCTTTTGTCCACCAACTATTAGTCAAATCTTCTGACCATAAAAATATATTCTGTGCTGGATAACTTACAAAATTATTCTGGCTTGATGAAATGACTCCCATAAGCGGTTGAGCCGTAACAGAAAGACACCCGAATAGCAGTAAAATTAAAAGTATCTGTTTCATAACCTATGCTTTTAAACGTCCGATGATTCTCCATGTATCAGTTGCTATTTTAATCAGTTGTATTGCTGATTCTTGCGCACCAATTTTAACCCATGAACTTTCAGACTTAAAAGTAACGCCACTACCCACAATTGACACCTCACCAGAACCCCCCTGAATAATAGTTATTGTTGATCCAATTGGAAAGGGGGCAACTGCATTTGTTGGAACAGTAACTGCTTTGGCCGTTGATGCAGTCAGTGTTATTGTTTTACCAAGATCATTTGTTGAACTACCAAACACACCACTAAATTGCAGGGTGTAATTATCTGTTTTGTCTAATATGGTAGTGATTGCAGATAGTGAATCAATCAAGGATGTTGGATCAACTAAATCAGAAATATTTACTTTTGCATTTAGCTGTGTCTGGATTGCGGATGTAACTCCATCTACAAAATTTATTTCTGTTACTGTTGGCGTAGCATCTGAAATTTGTCTCCACTTTAAACTGCTAACAGCTGATATAAATATAACTCCAAGCAGGATTATAATATATAATAATCTCTTCATATTAAATTTTATTATAAATTACGTTTGGAAAATCTCCAGTTGCTGGTGCAATTGTAAATCTAATAGTTTTAACTCCACTAAGTGTTAATGCAGTAACCTCAACTTGCATTGGATTTAGGGCAACAAATGCCTTATCCATATTTGCATCGTCTGGCAACTGCCAATCTGTTTCAACATCATTTGCTCCAGTTACTAAAAATATACCAAATCCAGGTGAACTGACAGAACCTAGACTATCTATTGCTTCTTTAATTTTTTTTAATTGACCAGTAATTTCGCTTGACATAATATTTATTTTTTAGATGTTTGTGGTTTGTTTTTAGCAATTGATTCAGTTGCTTGATTATGACGACTACGCTCTTCTAAGTCCTTCATTTTCAACTTATAATCCTGCTCTAATTTATCTCTCTGTAATTTAATTTTCTCCATGTCAGATGAATCCTCTTCAGTATAATCTCCTTCTTTCCCAATTAACGCAACCTGAAGTTTAGTCTCATTTTCACGCTGACTAATCAAATCCTGTAATTGAAGTTCTAATTGTTTCATCTTTTCATTAGATTGTACTTGCGCTTGCATCGCCTGATTTTGCGCCTCGCCTTCTTGAGTCTTGCTTTGCTTCATTGCATTTTCATCTTGCTCAATCCTACGCATCACAGATGTTAATGAAGAATCTGTGAATATTTTCATTACCGTAGAGAATGATAACATTTGATTTTGAAGTCCAGCATGAGCCAATTGTTCTAGCTTTTGCTTAAGCTCCATGTCTCCCATGTCATTGTCAACCATGATGTCATAATCCATTTCAGCGAATTCGTCACCATCGACATCGAGCATTGTCATTATCTTATCGTCAGTAATATATTGCAATTTCTTATTGCGTCCTTTTAGGGCAATTTTAGCCGTTTCTAGCAACGCAATCAAACAGCGCTTCCGTACGTTATCATGTATCATAAAAAGCTCTTCAGTGCTATGGGAACTGCTTGAAATCGCACGCTCTACACCACCAACAGTTTCACGATTATCAACCTGACCTTGGCGCTGCTTTGAAACACCAGAAATCTCAAACATCTCACCCTTGAGATATTCAAGTAGATTGATATATAATTGAATTGAATTACCAACCTCTAAGTCTAATGGTCTTCCAGAAGTATTGAAGTTGCCAGCTATCTTTCCAGTAGCAGCTCCTTTAGTTCCTTCCTTAAAACTATCAACAACAGAGATGTTATCCTGCTCAATAAAATACAACCACTTCTGATAATCCCATCCAGCTGGCATTCTAGCTTTATCAAGTTCTAGAATTTTGCCATAGTTCTTTGCAATAGTTTTATTAAGCCTATCTTTAACTGCATCAAACAGATATTGATATGGCTTCATTCTATCTAATAGAGATACGGCTTTTGCCTGATTTGTATTATATATTTGGCCTATAATACCAGCATGACATTGAGCTGGGTTATTGAGGCGCATGTATTGAACCTTCTTAGGTCGCATATTGATATATACTTCCTTGCCTATTTTAATTCCTTCCCAGATTTCATTAACCCAAAGGTCTTCTGATTCTTCTCCAGCAAATTGATCAACTCTATAAGTTTCATCCTTAAATGAATACATTTCTTCGCCAGTTTGTGGATCATATGCTTTAACTGATTTTATTTTACGCTTAGATTTCCAGTAAATACGCAGGACTCTAACGTTACCCATATTATCTACATATGATGAATTTGGAAGTCCAGCAAAGTTATTACCCATCCACACAAATGAATCAACCGTATTATTTTCTAGGTTATCTTCTGTTATAAGGGGAGAATATAAGAAAGCGCTCCTTTCGTCCATATTACCCATCTCGTCAGTTTGTACGAGATTTTGGTTTGATATAGACTCAATATATTCAACATCTTTATCTTTAAGGTCTTCATAGTAATTGTCAATGATTCTAGCTGGTGACCAATAATCGTCAAGAATAATAATGTCAGCATCTTCTATTTTAGATGAATAACCACTTCTAAGAGTATATACTTTCCTTGGATTTAAGCATTCCATTGTAGGTTCGCCACTACATATATCAAATTGGTATATCTCTTCGGCTGCGATAAGAACGTCTTTAAACCCCTGATTCATTTTGAAGTTAAAGTCTAACTCCTTGATATAATGTTTTAATAACCAATTAGCCCTCTTCTCACGAAGATCCTGCCAATTATAATTAAAGTATTGTTGTAATCTTTCTATTTCTTTCTCGGCCTCTTTCTCATCTGGATATTCAGCTGTGATAATTTGAAGTATCCTTTCCTGAGCATCCTTAACCTTATCAATTTCAATTGCAGATATAGCATCATCATTACACACCTTAACAATGTAATCATGTTTTCTACGAGATTCCTCACCTATTAAAACGTTTAATGGATTGTTAATAATTGGGAAATGCTGTATTTGACTAGGTATAAGACCAACCCGTTTATTCATAGGGTTCAGAGTTTTCTTCATATCCTCTTCATGCAATATGCCGTTAAACAAGTCGTAGTTAATCTTTTTGCCACGCAATGATCTGCGTACATTATTATTAAAGAGATAACTGTTCTTGTCCGCCCAATCTAAATGAGACTTTCTCCACTCTAGATTTTTCTTTGAAGATGGTAATTTTTGTCTGGGAAATCCAGATGATTGTGTTGACATATATTATTACTTATATAAGTTTACAAATTTAGTTAAATATGATTGGCTCTTCTATTTACCAATCTGA